CGATATAGAATCGATCGTAAATCAGTTAAAAAGAATGCAAAAGCAGGAGTTTGGGCGCCTACTAGTTTGAGCTTCTACAGAGTCGACAAAGACAATAATGAATTGGAAGACTTGACTGAAGAACAACGTAGAGAAACAGAAAAAATTATTAGAGGATTGATTGGTAACTCTGATGATTTTCTTTTAACCAGTTTAGCTTCACAAGGTGAAATGAATAATTTTATTAAAGAGAAGGCAACAGCAAGAAAACAAATTTTAACCAATTTTTTAGATTTGGAAATATTTGATACTCTTTATGAAGAAGTAAGAAAAGATGCACAAGAAGTTAGATTTAAATTTAAGTCTTTAGGCGAAAATAACTGGATAACAAGAATAGCACAAACGCAAGACGATATTACTGAGTATGAAGATAATCTTAAAAATATCAACAAGGAAATTGTAACAGTTAAAGACGATATTGATGTGCTTAAGGACGAATTAAGATCTAGTTCAACTGTTGTTTTAGAAACAGATGTAAAAAAAGCTTATAATAAATTATTAAAAACAGAAAAGAAAATATCTGAAGATGAAACAAAAATAGAAGATATCGAATTAAAAATTAAAGAAAAACAAAAGAAGTTAAATAAACTTAATGAGTTTCTTGATGGTTATGATATATCTGACATGAAAGAAAGAAGAGCAGCACAAATTAATCTTGAATTATCTATAAAGGAAATGAAATACAAAATTAATTTAATTAAAAAGGATATTAAACAAAGCAAGCAATCAATTAAAATATTAGAAGACGTCCCTTGTGGTGATCAATTTCCTACATGTAAATTTATTAAAAATTCTCATAAAAGCAAAAAGCTTTTAGTTGATCAAGAGGCTAATCTTATATCTCTCAATACAAATTTAAATGATTTGAGACAAATGTATTATAAGGTTAAAGACGAAGACTTAGAGGATAAGATTAGTAAATACGAACAAATTGTGCAAAAGAAAAGCAAATTAATTACAGAAACGTCACAATCGCAACTTCAATTAACTAAATTGCAAGAAAATCTCAAATGGCATGAAAAAGAATTAAAAACTTTACAATCTGATTATGAAAGATTAGAAGTATTATTTAATAATCAAGATGAATCAGATGATAATTCAGAGTTAATTAAACTTTGTGATGCTAAAATTAAAGATCTAAAAATCAAAGAAACAGAAAAGATAAAGTATATTAATAAGCTAGCTGAGCTTAAAGCAAAGATTAAAGCTTTAAAAAGAGATAAGAAAACGTATGAAGAGCTTAAAGATTTAAATAGAAGTTATGACATATTCAGTAATGCTGTTTCAAAAAAAGGAATTCCGCTTCATATTATCAATAAAATGCTTCCTGCTATAAATACAGAAATATCAAAAATTCTTGCAGGAGTAGTAGGATTTACTGTTGATATAGAGTCAGACTTAGAAACAAATTCTCTTGATGTTTATATAAACTATGGTGACTCACGACGTATAATTGAATTGGCATCAGGGATGGAGAAGATGATGGCTTCACTAGCAATTAGAGTAGCATTGATTAATGTTTCTACTCTATCTAAAACAACAACACTAATGATTGATGAAGGTTTTGGATCTTTAGATGCAACAAACCTTGAAGCATGTAATCGACTATTAATCTCCTTAAAGAAATGGTTTAAAAATATTATTGTAATATCACATGTGGATGTCATTAAAGATTGTGTTGATAATACGATTGATATAACAAAAGTAGGTAAGGATTCACATGTCAGAAGTGAATGATGAAGAAATTATATTTATAAATGAATGTGAAGAAGATAATCATATTGGACTTTCTTGTGAAGTTTGTGATTATCTTCTTATCACTAAAGAAGATATTGAATCGTCAAGGTCTAATCAATGTTGCGAATATTGCTGGTTACAATTTGGCGAAATGAATAGAGAAGACTGGGCATCAGGTTGGCGCCCTGACCCAGAAACAATAGATAGATATAAACAAGAGAGAAGTATACTTATTAGAGACTTAAAGCTAAAAGTGGAGGCAATATATGAGTCTAAGTTTTGAGGAAATTAATATTTTAGGGAATATTACAAATGACAGTTATGGAAGAGGATCAACAGATTCGTACGATTACAAACCTAGATCCGGAGGCGGAGTAAGAGTTTCTGATAGTAGCGTTGTTGTTAAGTCTTCTATCGATGGTGATATTATGCACGTTACAGCACTTACAATTATCAATCTAGGTCATATTGGTATGCAACATCAAGAAATTGCAAAATGTGAAAATGAACTAAATCAGCATATTAAAAATTATCTTTCAAATGTAAAGAAAGAATTTAAAAAGAAAGAAAATGCAGGTAGAGCATTAAAAGCAAAGCAAGTCAAAGATAGCGAAATTACTGACATTGACATGATTAATCATTATGCAGCTACGCGTCAAGCTTACGTTAAAAGAACTATTTGTTTTGAGATAGGATAATATGGCTAAACTGAGCAAACAGAAGCAAGTAGCTGAAATTATTAAGTGCGGAAAAGATCCTTCTTATTTTTTCAATACATATTTAAAGATACAGCATCCTGTAAAGGGGTTAATACCGTTTAATACATACCCTTTTCAGGATGATTGTGTAGAACAATTTATCGATCATAGATTTAATATAGTACTTAAGTCTAGACAGTTAGGTTTATCTACATTAGTTTCTGCTTATTCAGTTTGGCTAGCAATTTTTCAAAGAGAAAAGAATATACTAATCATTGCTACTAAGTTAGCAGTAGCACAAAACTTTATTACTAAAGTTAAAACTATGATTAAGTCTCTACCTAGCTGGTTAATGTTGCCTGATATTATTGCTAATAATAAACAACAAATACAATTCAGCCATGGATCTTCGATAAAGGCAATACCTACCTCTGAAGATGCCGGTCGTTCTGAATCTCTTTCATTGCTAATTGTTGATGAGGCAGCTTTTGTAAGAAATTTTGATACAATTTGGACAGGTATCTATCCTACAATTTCTACAGGTGGTCGTGTAATATTATTGTCAACACCTAATGGTGTGGGAGGTCAGTATTACAAATTGTATACAGAGGCTGAGTCAGGTTTAAATGAATTCAATGCTATTAAATTACCTTGGACAGTTCATCCAGAATGTGATCAAGAGTGGTTTGAAAAAACAACTTCTAATATGTCACAACGTCAAATTGCTCAAGAGTATTTGTGCGATTTTACTACATCCGGTGATACATTTTTAGGTGCAGCTGATCTAGAGTGGCTTAGAACATGTATCACTGCTCCTGTTGCAAGAGAAGGTGAAGATAGAAATGTTTGGATATGGAAGTATCCTTTATCTGAGCATTCCTATGTTATTTCTGCTGATGTTGCAAGAGGTGATAGTAAAGACTATTCAACATTTCATATTATTGACGTTAATGAAGGAGAATTAGTAGCTGAGTATAAAGGAAAAATACGGCCGGATAATTTTGCTGAACTGTTAAGCCAATGGGGACACAAATATAATAAGGCGTTGCTTTGTCCTGAGAATAATAGTTTTGGTTATGCAACTATATTAAAGTTGCAGGATTTACAATATCCTCGTCTATATTATAGACAGCGTAAAGGTGTATATATAGGTGGCTATGTTCCAAAACAAAGTCCAGATGTGGCAGGATTTACCACTAATGGTAAAACGAGAAGCATGATATTGGGTAAGTTAGAAGAAATATTACGTAATAAGCAGCTAATTGTAAGATCCTCTAGAACTTTTGAAGAGCTTAAGACTTTTACTTGGAATACAGGTAGAGCACAAGCTAAAAGAGGATTTAACGATGATCTAGTTATGAGTTTAGCAATAGGTACATGGTTGTATGATTCGTCATCTGATTATAGCGTTTCTTCAAAAAATCTTAATCAAGCAATGTTAACGGCAATGAGTAGTACATCAAGTGCATTGCCAAATTTAATGAATAATTCAAAAAATAAATTTGATATTGATCCTCAAAAGGATGAAAACAAAAAGAAACAAATAAAAGCAAATAATAAAATCCCAGAAGAATATATGTGGGTTTTAAAATAAAGGTATAATAAATGGCTGAAAACAATAATAACTTATTCAGAAGGCTTACTAAATTATTTAGAAGTGGGCCTGTAATTAAAAGAAAAGTTCAGAATTTCGAAAAAAGCGGTAACAATACATCTTCAGCTTTTGAAGCATTTAGAAAAAATCAAAGTCAAGCTTATAGTGCAGCAATGTCTGCTTATGGCGCATATGATAGAATGGCAAGATACTCGGATTTTTCTGAAATGGAGTACACACCTGAAATAGCAGGTGCATTAGACATATATGCAGAAGAAACTGTTGCAGCAGATGAGCATGGCAAAGTTTTGCATGTTTATTCAGAAAATTCACAAATCAGAAAAATATTAGAAGAAATGTTTTATGATACACTTAATGTTGAATTTAACTTGACAGCATGGACACGAAATTTAGTAAAATATGGTGACTTCTTTTTATTTAATGATGTACATCCTGAATACGGTATTATTAATGCTTTTCCTTTGCCTATCTCAGAAGTTGAAAGGGAAGAAGGTTTTGACCCTAAAGATCCTATGGCAGTTAGATTTAGATGGGTAACACAAGGTAATAAAATTTTAGAAAATTGGCAAGTTTCACATATGAGACTATTAGGAAACGATGCATTTTTACCGTACGGATCATCAATATTAGAGCCGGCTAGAAGAATTTGGCGTCAGTTAATTTTATTAGAAGACGCAATGATGGTTTTCAGAATTGTTAGAGCACCTGCACGTAGAGCATTTTATATTGATGTTGGCAATGTACCACCTGAAGAGATTCCTAATTATATGGAACAAGCTCAAGCATCACTCAAAAAGTCTTCAGTTATCGATCGTACAACTGGA